TGCTTGCTCGCGTATTCTCGCCAACTCCTGTTCGTCGGCACTTTCTTTGACGACGCCAAGATCTTTCAGCAACGCAAGCACGCCATCTGCAATCTGGCCAAGCACTTCGACAAGCACTCGAAGACCGCTGAGGAATGAGTCGGCAAACGCGAAAAGTGCTTCCGTGATCGTCGCCGCGATATTCTCCGTTCCGATGCCCTTCAGCATCTCTAGCACTTGGTCCGCTATTTCTTTGATTACTGGCGAAAGGTCGGCTGTGACTTGGTTGATAATGCTTTGTATTGCAGTTCCAACGTCAGAAAATGCGTCATTCATCGCCTCGACGCTTCGCACCTCTGCTTCCGACAAAATGCCAAGCTGCTCGGCTTCTTCGCGTTGCCTTGCCAGTGCCTCTGCACCTTGATTCAACAGCGGCAAAAGCACGACGCCGCTGCGGCCGAAGATCTCATTCGCGGCTGCCGCCTTCTCGGCGTCAGTAGCGAGGCCAGCAATAGCGTCAGCAATCGCCTCAAAACTCTCTTGCGCGCCAGATTCTCGAAGTCTTTCTGCCGATAGTCCTAGATCACGAAACGGGTCAGTTTTCGCCTCTTCGTCGATCTTGCCGAGATTCACCTGCATCTTTTGCAGGGCCTTCGTCATCTCTTCAATGCTGACACCAGAGAGGCCAGCAGCACGCGAGTAGGATTGGATCGTCTCGACAGCCACGCCAGTCTGCGACGACAACTTGCCGACAGCATCAATCGCGTAGCGTGCGTCGTCAAACAATGCTTTCGCGGAACTTGCAGCACTCGACAAAGCGCCGGCCAGAGCCGTCACGCCGTCGATCAACGCACGACCGATTTCGATTGTCTTGAGAACAGCCATTCCCTTGGCTGTTTTCTCCGACTGCTCAACCATCGAATCAAGCCGTTTGTTTACGTCTTGAACCGACTGCTGCAATCCAGCCGTGCTGGCCGAGATCTGCAACGCCAGGCCGAGTGCGGTTGTGGCCATTACTCACCGCCTCCCAGCCGTTGAATAAGCTCGTCCATTGTCGCCCGCAGTTGCGTCTCGTGCTGCGGTGGCGGGCGAACGGGAACGAAATCGCTGGGCTTCGAGCGACGGCCGCGATTCTGATACGGTGCAAGACACGCCGACGCGATCACGCCGGCTTGGTGCCACGGATCGTCTAGAGGGCCTCGCCAGTGCTGCACGTACAGATACCATTCCGTTAGTTCCCGCGAATCCATTCGCTCGCATAACTCACGCACTGTCATGCCAAGATGCCCGGCAAGTGCGAACAGAAACCGTCTGCTCGGCCGGGCACTCAGTTTTTTGCCAGTTCGTCCACCTGCTCGCTTGTGAGTGCGTTCTGTTCCCTCGCAATCTCGAACAGTCTGTTGATGATGTCAGCAGGTTTGCTGGAAAGCTGATCGGCCTCGTTGACGCTAAACAGCCGCTTGCCGCTTTCGTCGCACAAGCACCGCACGAGGAACTTGCTGCGGAAGTTTTCTACGCCACCCTTGCCCTGCTTTTGCAGCCACTCGTTTTCCCAGCTATCTCGCTCGCCGGCAGACATAACGCCAAGGTAGACATCAATACCCCACTCGGGCACGTTGACTTTCCGCAACTTGTCGTCGCCAGCCGCCAGAATCGCCTGCTTAAGATCCATTATTCCCTCATGTCAGAATCGTGAACTCTGCACTGTAGACCGTCACGCCGTTCAGCGTGGCGGATGCTTGCACGTCGGTGCAAACTGCGGTCACTGACAACGACATGCCGCCACCAGTGATAATAAGCGTACCACGGACGCCCCAGACCGACGTGTTGATGCCGCCCAGTGACTGAAGGCTGACAGTGCCGGCTTCCGGCAGATAGGCAGCATTCCGGCCAGTCGAATAGCCACCGCCGACAGACCACGACAGCCCGCGAATCTCCGTTGCAGAAGATCCTGCGAAACTGAACGTGATGCCTTGTGACGTTGTTGCCACGGGATCCTCCCGCAGCTATTAGCTGGCCGCCACGCGGAGCGTTGCACTGCCACGGATCACGTCGTTCACCGCCAGGGTGACGTTGCTGCTGGCCACGGTGGCAGACCGCGAGAGCGAAAGGCCGCCGGCAACCGTGAGCGTGCCGCTGGTGTTGCCGGGCAACTCGGTCGTGCCGATGTAGTCGAAGCTGATCTCGACGCCCGTATCGTCAGCAGTGCCGACAAGTGGTGCGTCCTGGCTTGCGACTTGTTCGCCAGTCGTCTGCCCAAGGTTCGAGATGTCGATTCGATCTCGAACGTCTGAGTAGTTCAGGGTGAGGTTCGTGACCGTGAACGTCGTCCCGCCGAAAACGATAGACGTTCCAGTTGAATCGTGCGGCGTTGACGCCATCCTATGTCTCCTGCCACCAGATGTCGAAGTCCATTTCCACCGAAAACGCCGGTGGCTTCTCGCTGCCAGCGAGCTGCACAAGCTCGTCGCGCTCTTCGTCAAGTGCGACTTGCTTCACCGTTGTATTGTCGAAACTACCCGTGTACCCATCCAGACAGTCGCGGATTGCATCGGCCAGGTCGCGGACGCCCTCGTAGGTATCGGCGTAAGAAACCACCGTAAGAGTCAGTTGCGGCACGCCCATAGGTCCGGTAAACGTCTGCTCACGCTCGATGCCGGAACGCCGAGTGACGATAAACGGCAGAGCGTCAGCCGGCGTCGCGTACTGCGAGAACACGCGATGCCCGACGTACTGCGTCACGCTTGCATCAGAAATGAGAGCGTTGCGGATTACCTTGTCTGGGTAGCGGATTGCCATCAGCGTTTCCCGGTTGTGCGGAACTTGCCGGCCATTTCCATCAACGCCTTTTCGACGCCGGCAGACATCTGCAACTTGATTTCACGCTCCAACTCTGCCTTTGTCTCGCTGAATGTTGTTTGTAGCGGTGGCTTGCCAGACTTACCGCCGGCACGCATTTTTCCGAGATCGACAGAACCGCCAGAGAATGTCCCCTTTAAAAACGCCTTCGGTGGCCTTGGGGATGTGCGAATCACGCCACGTTTCGCCTTAGATTTGTATCGCTTTAACTCGAACGGCCCACGAGTGTTGTACGAAGACGCCAAGCGGCCTTTTGTCGTGCGGAGCTTTGTTCCTTTTTCGACGAGATGCGCGTGATAGCCTAGTTCGTTCGCGCGTCTATCTTCTACGGCTGTGCCTCGCGGTGGCTTTCGGAAACCGATGAGCGCGACGCCTGCGCCGCTTTTCGTGTACTTTTTGGTTTTTTTAGAGACGGCTTTTCGCAGATTGCCGGTCGGTCCCTTCGGCGTGTTTTTCTTTAGGCGTTTGTATGCAGGATCAATCGCACGCCCTAGAGCTGCTGCCATGTGCTTCGCTGCGATGTTGTTCGGCAGCATACGAAACGCCACCTTCAACTCTTTCAGCGTTGGCAGTTCAACGTCGACTTCGATGCTCATTCGACTTGCTCCTGGCAGATCAGCACGTGTTCGCTGCGGTTGCCGTATTCAAGCACGCTGACGACATCAAGAATGCGATCCCGCCAACTCAGTCGCATCGTGTGCGTCAGCCCATCGAGGTATCGCATTCGCACGCGGTGCGTTACTTCCGCCTGCTGCTGGCCATACTGCAAAGCCTCGCGACTGCTGACGCCTTCGACGCTGGCCCATCGCGTGGCGTGTTCGCTCCACGTCAGTTGCGATTCGCCGAGAGTGGTCGTGGTCCTAGCCGGCTGTTGAACCGTGACTCGCTCACGCAACTTGCCGGGAAGGATCATTGGTAGCTACCCCACTTCGCGGTGTCGAGCAACGCCTTGACGCCAAACGGGACATCCTGCGGAACCGCACCAGTAGCAACGGCTGCCTGGCGATTCTCGTAAAGATGTGCCACCAGCATCAGCATTGCAGACTTGATCGCTTGCGGCACACTGCTGCCGCTCGCACCGTAGCCAGCCCACCACGTCACGCTGACGGCGTTCGGGTCAGCCAGATGGCTGGGCCACGTGCCGCCGTAAATGGTGCGAATGCGGCCGGGCGTGTCGCTGCGATCAACCCGGTACGTGGAAGCCGAAAGGGTCGTTGTCGTTGGCGTGGCTGCTTCGAGCGTGTAGGTAATCGTCGTTGAAGTCAGCG